GTGTTCCGTCAAGTTTTCTGTATGGTCTTAGACCAAACTTTTCACTTACGTTAGCCATAGTTTAGTTTCTCCTTATTATTATTAATCCAAGCTACTTAGGGTAGGTAATGCAAAAAAATTATTTTTTACGACTACCACCAAAGGTAACTCTAGACTGCCTATCAATATTGATCGGCATGTCCGGGTGTTGTTCCTTCATAAGATCTTGATCAATCGCATCTGTTCTTTCTTGAGTTATTCTTCTAAAATACTCAGCACGACTTTTCAAAATCTCCTCTGGTATCCTTGCCAACACAAGGCCACCAATTCCGATGAGACCAGCATGTTTTCCTTCAGAGATTATTGGATAATCATGTTCACCTATTTCACTTAATAGTGTTTCAGCTTTTACAAACTCCCAACCCTCTCTAAGTTTCTTAGATACATTTGCAGCATCTTCGAAACCTGCCGTTGCAGTTCTTATCCACCTATGTGCATAACCCTGCGGTGCAGCTGGTGCATCCAAACTGGATGGTGGAGTCCAATCTTTCTTACGAGATACTTTTTCTCTCGTATCGGACGTGCGTGAAGTTTTTATTTTTTCCATGTTATACTCCTTCCTTCACGTATTTTGCGTATTCCTCTAGTGGCACCCCTAATTTCTTAGCGATAACTACCTGTGATTTGGTGAGTTTCACAGCTTTGCGTCCACCCTGTCTTCTACTTACAGAAGCTACGTTTTGGACGGGTGCAGCCTTCTGCGGTTGTTCTTCAGTAGAAGATTGTGCAAACTTTTGAGGGAAATACTCCTTCATACGTTTGTTGATTTGATTATAATATTCATCACTATCCCCGTCAATGCCCTGCTGTACAAGTTCTTCATGTAAGCTCATGGCGGCATTGGTCATAACTCTGTCAGATCCAAACCAATCATTGTCCTCCGCCCATTTTTGAGCTCTTGGACTAACTGGTGGAGTTACCTGTTCCTGAGCTTGAGGTTGTGACTCTTGTTCTTTTTTTCTTGCCTCTTTGTCCTGTAGAGACATAGAAACCTTTTCTTTTTCAACAGCGAGTTTTGTTAAGGCATCATTAGCCTCCATAATTTTCTCGCTATCTTGTGAATCTAAAGCTAATTTTAATGCATTTTTTGCTTGATCTCTTTCTGCATCAATTCTAGCATCATATTCTTTTAAATAGTTTGTATCAGTTTCATCAAACCTTTTTTCAGCAGACTCAAATTTTTCTTTTAAGCCTTTAGCGTAATCAAGTGCAGCTCTTTCTTTTCTTTCTGCCTCTCTTACCTGAAATGTTAATTTTTTTATTCTTTTTTGAACTTTATCAGAATAATCTTTTAAACCTTCATCTTCGTCAGCTTCTTCTTTTGCAACTGGCTCAGGTTCTGGCTCTGATTGTTTAGTTTCTTGTAAAAGTTCTTTTGCTGTTTTCTCTCCAGTTACATTATCTTCATCTGTCGAAACATCTGTGTAACCTAAGTCAACATTTTCTTTTGGAGCAAAAGACTCATCAGGTTCTTTTGCTTCTGGAACATTTACGTTTTGTTCTGTAACGCCATCAGTATCTAAATCAACTTCTGGATTTTTATTTTCTTCTGCCATTTGTCCTCCTTAATAATGGTGCAAAATATCAGATGGATCAGATATGGTTGAAATAACTTCATCATCATTTAAAACTCTTACTTCACCACCATCTATTTTGAATCTTGAACCTGCGTATCTACTAAAAATAATCCAATCATTTAGTTTACACCAAGGTCCTTTAGGAAACTTTTCTTTATCAAAATAACAAAGGTCTCCCATTTTTAATACTAGACCACATACAGTGGTCATTTGTATTGTTTCTTGTGTTGAGTCTGCAAGATAAAGTCCACCCTTAGTTTTTTTAGGACCACCATAAGGTAGAACTAATAATCTATATCCTGTTGGGCTTGGTAATTTATCTAGTGTTGATTGTTTGATCGCTTTTGGATCGAGGACTGTTTCAACTTCTTGTTTTGCTTTGTAAGCATCTAAGAGTGCTTCAGTCCGTTTCGGTGTCTCCGTGGACTTGTTCATCTATGTTCTCCGTTTTTGACAGCAGGTCTTTTATCTCCTGTTGCAGATCTTCTAATGATCTGATTTGCCCCCTAATATATTGTAGCTCATCCCAACTGTCAACACCATATATAGCGTGTGTTTTACACCTCTCAATAATTTTTGCGATTATTTTTTGAACAAGTGATATTGTATACGGATCCATTAAAAATTCTCTCCTTCGTTAAATTTGTAATAATTAAAATTTATGTTTACTCTCGTGTGTGCATCAGTGCATGTACTTCCTCGGTGATACATATTTGAATCAAATTCTATTAACCTATTTCTTTTACTGTAAATAGTTTTTCCACTTTTAAACTCAGTGGCTCCATCATTTGAGTTAATAAAAAGTATCGCTGTTCTACAATCTTTAGTATCAATATGAAATCCATGATTTACAGTTGCTGGAGTTTTTGGAATGCAATTAGCTTTTATCCTAAATAAAGATTTTGCTTTTAACTTTTCTAGTACAGGGATAATTAATTGATAAAAATTTGACAAAATTTGATGCTCAGCAAAAAATATATGACAAAATTGATATTGATACCCAGGACTACTTAATTTACTATCTTCATCGGTAATTTTATTTACATAATACCAAGGAAACATATGTCCCATTAAATTAGTCTCTATTTTTTTAAATTCATCTTCAGGTAAAAAATTATCCACGATTTTAAGATCCATTATATTTTCTCATTACTATCTTGTTTTTACCTATATGCATAGGTTTAATATTTAAAAGTTCGCCTGTTTTTATACATAAATCAAATTTAAAAGACTCATAATCATCTAATATTATAAAACCATCTGTTGTTAATCTTTCACCAAAAAATATTAGTTCTTTTAAAACATCAATAGTTTTATGTGGTCCATCTAAGAAAACTAAATCATATTTTTTATAAATTACTTTTTTTCCCTTATTATAAACAGGCACACCATCATAAAATCTATTCATGAAATCTTCATCGGACATTTGAAACAAACTATAATTATTATGATCTAAAGATTTAAGAAGTTGTAGTTTCATGTTATTTGAATAAGTAGGGCTTTTACCATCTAAATGTTTTATTTCTGAATCTTTATCAAAATGATCGTAATCAATATCCCCGTAAGGATCTATACCAATATGCCAATGATTTTTTTGTTTTAAAGATTGTAAAATAACTTCCGACCCCATTCCTAATCGAACACCTATTTCACAAGTAAAAGGATTGTCTTGTTTTATAAGTTTACAACATTTTTCAAGTAACTCATATTCAATGCTATCTCCACCAATCATTTAAACTCTTTTAGAACTTGCAATTTATCCTCTGCTTCTGCTATCTTACTAATTAGTTTGTCACATTCTTCTATGTGTTGTGGATGTTCGCCTATACCTACTGAATTTTGAAAGTATATTTTCAAAGTAGCATCTGCTTCAGAAATTTGAGCATTATACTTATCTTCTAAAGCTTTAAGTATTGCCTCACGCATGCTGAGACTATAAGAATATTTTAAGATTTTGCAAATGTTTTGACATTAGTTGGTTTACCACCAACACCTTGAGCTCTAGCCCTTTTCCTTGCAACGGCACTCTTCCTCTGGGATTCTGTCATCCTTGCCGCTTTTGCAGCAGGGACGCATTTTGGATATGCTCTCTTTCGATCTGCTGCTAACTTGGAACGGCCACAAGGTGCGTAGGAACCATCTTTTCGTTTGCTTCCAATATCCACCCATTTTTGTTGAAACCATTTTTTTAAACCGCCCTCTTTTAGATACTGTATGTTTTTTTGCATTACATTAAATCTTTATAGTAATCAGCCATACCTCCAACAGCTTTTTTATTGACAAGTGTACCTAAAGTTTTTGCCTGACCTTTATGTAACGCTGATGCTTTGTTTAAACCTTTTATAACTTTTTTAATTTTTGCATTACCACCTTTGTTGTATCCTTTTGCAGGATTATTAAGCTTAGATGTTAAGCCACCTTTTCTTACTTCATAAGCAACTACTGGATTTCCAGGTCTTGCAGGACCAGGATATTTTAGTTCAAAACCTTTTCTTTTCTTTTTTTTAATTCCTGGTCGTGTAGGAATTTTAATTTTTCTTTGTGGTGCATCTGTTTTAGGTGAAGTTTCTGGTTTAGGTCCAGCTTTTAGTTCACCACCTTTAGCCATCATTTTTTCTGAAGGTATAATTCCTAATAATTTATCCATTCTATCCATTCTAGCTTCATCTTGAATTAAACTAGGAGACCCTCCTTCTGCTACAACTTGTTTTGCAGCATCTCTTATAGATAAAATTTTTTTCTTTTTTCTAAATTCTTTAAGCTTATCATATTTAGTAGGTCTCTCTGGTGGCTTACTTGCAGGTCTACTCCCCATACCTGAACTTATAGGTCTACCCATATTTTTTCTTCTAACATTTCTTGTTACACGATCTGGACTGTATGGTTCTATTTTATCAAGTTTTCTTTTTTGACGTATAGCTCTTTCAAGTTTTCCAATTCTTTTTGTCGGTCTTCCAAAAGTGCCTGCGGGTCCCCCTTCAACTAATTTCATTCCAGATTTTTCTAATCTACCCATTGCTGATTGAGCTCCAGCAGTTTTAGCTACGCCACCCATGTTTAAATTATCAATTTCTTTTTTTAATTCTTCTAATCTTTTTTTCTTTTTATTTGCAGGCTTGTTATTCTCTTCTTTAACTTGTTTTGGTTTATCCTTTTTTTTAAATATGCTTAAAAAACCTGCTGGTCCTCCACCCATTAATTTTTTTGGTTTATTAATCATAGCTCCCTCAGCAGCTGGTTTAGGGCCTCTAAAATCTTTTCTTTTTACACCAGATGGATCTTTAATTTTACCAGCACAAATTTTACTAGCGTAAGCATTAGCATATGCTGACGGATATACTTTGAATTTTCTTTTCGCTGCCGCTTTACCTCTTGGACATAGTTTAGTCATCTATTTTTTTCCTCCATTACGAAATATTTGTGTTCCCTTTATACCAAAAACGCTCGCCACGACAAGGATCCACAAATTTGTAAACCAGGTCGGCAACGACTGGAAATGTTCGAAGAAAATTTTAATCTTGTCCATCGCAGCCGGATCATCTGACCAAACTCCGTAGGCAAGCACCAGAATGGGCAACGTGAGTATAGCAAGAACTACCTCATCCTTGTAATCATTTTGACGAGCCTCAAGAAGTTTACCTTGATAAGCTTCCTCACCTCGTGCTTGACGCTCTGCATGTAACAATTGAGCATCAGACATTGCAACTTTAGCTTTTTGCTTATTGGCATAAATTTTACTGCCAGCACTAATTGCTAATTTTAAGGCACTGAACCACATTCTTAAATTTCTCCTTACGTCTATTACTTAAATAATTTATCATTTTATCGACTGTAGATAAAGCCCCTTGTCCATTGATTCTCCACCTCCATGTGTCTTTATGATGTTGTTTTCTACGTTTACAAAGATACATGCAACCCCCAAAGAACTTGTAAAACCTTTGAATCATGTCCTTATCTGTCATTTCTACTGAACATGCGAAGTATTTTTTAGTTTTTAGTTTTGACCAAATACCAAAACTACCCTCGCCATCAAAAACACCTGATAAAAAAATTAATTTTTCATTATCTGGCAGATTATCGTAGACCGATGAATTTTTTACCGGTAACTTGTATGTTTTTAATTCCTTTGATGTCAGATTTAGCTCCCGTTTCTCTGTGCGGACAGCCCCCCTCCTTCAAACCTTGTGGTTTTGGTCCTCTTTCAGGGGGTGGCCCAGATTTCACTCCACCACTCAATCCTCTTTCATTATTTCTTCTCAAGTTTTTGCCTCGCTATATCTAATCTTTCATCAGACTGTCTATCTTGTTGACTTAATCTATCATAATCAAATTGTAAGTTTGCTAACTCTCTTTGATTTTCTTGTTCTTGTTTAAATTGTACTTCTTCTTGTTTTCTTTGCATATCCATAGCTCTTAAATCTACTTCTTGCTGTTTAATTCTTACTAATGGATCTTGTTTTTGTGCATTAGCTGCCATTTCACTTTGCACAAGCTCTGCTGTAATTTGAGATGCCCTTTGTGCCACTTGTGCATCGTACATAATTTGGAATTGTTCAGGATCTTGCTGTTGAAGTTGCATCATTTCTGGATTTTGCATCATGGCACTGTTAATTTCTGCTCTTGCTTTAAATGAAATATGATCTGAAACGTGTGATTGTAACAAAGCATATACTTGTGGATTAATTTGAACCATTCTTGAATTCATAAATGCTGTGTGTGCAGCAATGTGAGCGTCATGATCTTGAAATTCAAACGCAGTTAGTAGTCTCATTTGTAAAGCACGTGCGTTTTCTTTTGCAGGATCTAATGGTTCTGGTTGTTTTGGTGCAGGTTTTAACAAAGTTTCAATTTGTTTTGTTCCTAGAGCTTCATAAACACGTCTATATGCTTCATGTATGTTATGTAATTGTGGATTTGACTGTGCAATTTGTAATTGTGTCTGTGCAAGAGTCACTCTTTGGGCCATTGACATGATATTTGGATCTGCAACAGGTAAAATATCGACTCTTTGATCAAAATCTGTAGATTTTATTTGTCTTGGGCCACCATAAACATCGTAAGGATACTCTGGTGGTAAAAATTCTCCACAAATTCTTGCTAAAATTTTAAATTCTAACCTCATTGCATAGTAACATCGCTTATGAACACCGCTCATCACTCTAGAACCACGCTCCATGAGTGCAATTGTAGTCCCAACAGCTCTATTTTGTGTGTCGTTACCAATATTAGAATCTGTAATCGCAGCAAATTTTTGTCCTGCTTGTACAACAAATCCTAAAAGGTTAAATAATGTTGTGCTTGGCTCTGTAAAAGGTAAATTAAAAAATTGATCACGTATGTTTCCGCCTGGAGCATCGACATCTCTAAACTCTCCAGGTTGTATTGGCTGATCATCATCTCTAACTCTAATACCTCTAGACTTAAATCCTGCTGGTAAATTTTTTAAAGTTCCTGCATCTATTAATTGTCGTAAAGATTGTGTTGCAGCTCTGCTTAATCCACCTATCATGTGTGTTAAACCAAAGCCATAAAAACCTAAACCAGGTAAAAATTTAAAATGAACAAAGTATTCTATTCTAGAATAATTTAAATCATCTGGTTTATAGTTTCTATAAATAGATAGTATTTCACCAGAGCCTTCATCTATAGTAACGATGTAAGGTATTTTAATTTTTTTAGCTTTATCGTCAAAGTTTTCATAATCATCTAGATTTAAATCCACATGCATTTCTAATATTGTATGTAAATAATCATCACCAGTTTTCTTTACACCTTCAATCTCATTAATTTTTTTCTTTAGAGGATCTGGTTCTGGCTCACCCTCTGTTAATTCTATGTCTCTATAAAACCCTGCCGCTTGTTTTTTTACAACTTCATTCTTTGTCATTTTAATTACATGTGTGATTCTCTCACAATCTTTTAAATCAGAGGCATAATAAGGCACGACCATTTCTTCAGCTGGTATAAATTTAGATACTGGCCGACCTAGTAAAGCATCAAAATAAATTTTTTTAAATGTTGATCCTGACAGTGGTAAGTAAAACAACATTTGATCCATATCAGTTGTATACTCCTCCATCTCTTCCATTAAGAGATAATTCATATAATCTTTTACTCTTTCAGCTTGTGCTTCTACTTGAGGTGTTTGTATTCCAACAGTTTGAGTTCTCACGGGTCCATCGCTTGGTACAAGTTCTTTATAAGCTTGTGCTTGAAACTGCGTTACAGATTCTGCTAGCATTGGGTGTGTAACATTAGATGCTCCTTTAAAAGGTCTTGTTACATCCATGTACTTAGTTCCAAGTAAATCTAAACCTTTAATATATCCGTCTTCCCATTCTTTTCTAGATAATTTATCTTTTTTATATTCTTGAATTAATTCACCTGCCATGGAGCTTAAGGTTCTCTCATCCATGTTTTCAGCAAGATTATCATTAAAATTATCTTGTGGTGTCTCCTCTACAATTTCATCACCTTCAATAACAACATCAGGTGGTAAACCTTCAGGTTGTTCATCAGATTCAACTCTAGCTGTTTCTTCAATTATTTCATTGTTTTTTTCTATAGCCATACTTGATTGTACCTCACAGGTTTAAATATATCTACCACTAGTCCGCCCTTAGATCTGTAGGTTTTCTGTGTTTGCCTCATTAAAGGAGTAACCTTAATGGAGAAAGCATCAAAATACAACCTTGGATCATTTTCTAATATTAATTTATAACCTTTTTTAGGATCTTTTATTGCATCTTCGTGATAAATACTTTGTATTGTTTTACCTTTAAATGGGTGATTATCTTGAATAGGTTTTTTATTTCCCCCAGCTGATACATATTTAAATGTGTCTTTTTCAACTTTTTTATATGGTAGTTTAGGATCAGATAAAGATATTTTTACAGGTCCTGCTTTTGAACCATATAAGTTTCCAAGTTTTCTCATAATCTCTGGCACAATAGCCTTACCTTGTTTACCAATACCTTTACCAGATGCATAACCATAAACTCTTTCGTTACCAGCAGCAAAACCTTGTCTAAAACTTACTTTATCAAAAGGGGCAATGGCAACGTAATCAACTCCTTCACGAGCTGCTTTTTGAACAAGATATTTTATTGCATGATCAGAGTAAGCCTCTGCTTCAATAAGTGGTAAGTAGTCGAATTCTTTTTGTTCTGCAAGATTTTTTATTTTATTTGTTATCTCTCTTAAATTTTTTGCTGCAATATCAACTCTAGCTGAGTCTTGCGTTTTTACTGCATCATCTAAATCTTTTATAAATCTTCCCCTGTTTTGAATTAAAAGTCTCGCTTCTAAATCAGCTTGAAAAGGACTTATTCTTTTTGTTCCAGTAAATTGTAAAGCTCTTGGTAATTTTTTAGCAACTTCTTGATTTATGTCTGATTGAATTTCGTGAACGAAAAAAACTTTTTTACCTTCAGGTGTAAACCTTGTATCGTATCTAACATGGTAAACTTGATTTTTTAATCCGGTTTGTGAAAAATGTCCTCCTTCAAGTAAATCAACTTTGTTTGTTGGGATTGATTCATCTAAATGAAAAACTGTTTCAGAATAATTTTTACCGCCTTGCAAAGTGTAATTAGTTTCATTTTTATAGTAAGTTTGTTTAGGTCTAACAACAGAAGATAATTGATTAATTTCACCTTGAACCTTATTTAATAATATTTTATCATTTGGTTTTAACATAGCATTAGCTTTAGCTTGAATCATTTTTCTATTAAACGCATCTAATGCTTGTCTTCCACCAGAGGCATCTGCAACACTTTTAAGTTGATAAATGGCTTCATCTAAATCATCAACCAAACCTAATACTCCCTGTTGAGCATATCTTTTATCTATTGATTTTAAAGTTTCTTCACCTGCTTTAATAGCTTGTTTAAATTTTTCTATGCCTTTTATTTCACCACCAAACTCAACAGGTTTAATCCTATTTAATGGATTTAATTTTATCATAGCCCCCAAATCATTAGCATTTAATTTTAATCCAAATTTTTTAGCTGCATATAATAAACCACCTGTAAGATCTCCAGCTTCATTAAAAATTGCTAAATTAGAATCAAATAATTCCTCTTTACCTATAACAACTTCTTTACCTCTAAAAGGACCTGTGTCGTATTTAAATCTTTTAGCAGCTCTTATTTTCTGAGTAGCTGGTCTCCCAAAAATATCTACATTTACATTTCTTGTTGAAGTTAAATGATCAAGCCATTCATCGGCTGTGTAATTACCCTTACCTTTTCTCATAATCCAATCATAAGTAGATGATCCAAAAGCAGGTGATGTATCATCACCCATATGTAAAGGTTTTGTTTTTTTTAAAACTACTGGAGGATTTTTTAATTCTTGTTCTGCTAATTCAATACCACTTTTTTGTGAAGCAGCTTTATCGTAAGTTAGAAGACCTTGTTGTTTTCCGGTGGCCGGTGACGTTTTAGGTTTACCCGCTTTTATTAATTCTTTTGCTCCTTGAAGTAATGCCTTGAGGGACATTTAACCCCCTTAGTACATTTTTGTAGGTTTTGTCTTAGCTAATCCACCACCTCTTGCTTTTATCATTGTGCCTTTTTTATACATAGGCATAGCAGGTTGCATCATTCCACCACCCATTTTTTTAGATAATTTTTCTCTTCTTTCCATTAATTTTTCTGTGCCTTTTTTACCTAATATTTTAACATCTCTTCTTGAAAGACTGTATTTACCCATATCAGCACCGCCACCTTTTTGTAAACCTACTTTTTTAGCAAGTCTTCCAAGTAGACCAAAACCACCTGGTGAAGATTCTACCATTTTCATTCCTGGTGTAGCCTTACCTTTTTTTCTAAATAATTTACCTAAAACAGCTTTTTGTGGTTTCATCATTCCACCTCCCATTTTACCTTGAGCTTTTAATCTTTCTGTAGCAGCAGCTAAACCACCGCCCATTTTTTTAACTTTAGCTTTATCTCTAGTTTTAGCTTTTCGTTTATCTTGAACTTTTTTTAACATTTTACCAACAGGAACTGCTAATGCAACACCAAGGAGTGCACCTGCCTTAGCAGGACCTTTAAGCATACCTAAAGCTTTTCTTTTTCCAACTGCTGGAAGAGCTGATTTAACTCCGGCTAACATCATTCTTCTTTTTAAAAATTCTTGTGCATTTGGAATTTTACTCATGCCTCTAGGCCCTTTACCACCGCCTCTACCACCTGCGGATGCTGCTGGTAATTTACCCGCACTTTTAAATTTGAATTTAGGGTCAGCCATCAGCGGAGCAGGTAAACCTTTTGCTTTTGCAAGTTTTCTTAGACGACTTAACTTACCTCTTTTAGCTTTCATTACACCACCTCTTTTTTTACCAGCTCTTAGAAGTTCGAAGTCTTCAGAATCAATTCTATTGTTTTTATTTTTATCTAATTTAGCTTGGCCGCCAATAAGCATTTTACTTTTTTTAAGACCTTTTTCTCTTTCTGTATCGTCTCCACCTTTTTTTGGTCCTGCAATTATTTTACCTTTTTCATCTGTTACATTTATTGGCATAAATTCTCCTTAATAATATTTATATTCCTTTTCTAACTTTAGAGGATTGTCATCCCAATCGTCAGAATAGGTATTTACAAATCCACCTTGCCTGTATCTTAACACAGCTTGGGTCATGGAATCAACATAGTCATCATATTGTCCATTAGGAAAAGCTGCAACTTCTTCTATTACTTCTTGTGCATAATGCTCATCTAATGGAGCAAATACCATACCAGACTCAAATACAGGGGCACAGCTGTTGATACGAGTATGCTTATCTCTACCTCGTGCAGGAACATAGTCTACAACTGGTATACCTGCTCTTCTTAGCTCGTGTATTAATGGTTGACCAGATGCCTTGGCCTCAATGATTACGGTTTCCGGTTCCCAGTATTCGTATTGCTCTATCGCTAGATTTTTTAGATCTGGAAAGTCATACCGACCCTTTGTTGCATCTAAAAGTATTATACATTTCTCATAGCCCTCTACTGGCTCAAAGATACCCCACGTAGTTATAGCTGAGTAATCAGCAGTTTCTTTTTTTGAGAATGCAGTGTCATATGATTGTATTACGTGTAATAATTTTGGTAGATGATCTTTATCGTAATCTTGCCACCACTCACGTTTAATTATTGCACCTTCCTCTGATGTAGGATCTTGCATGTATTGTGCGTTCCAATTTTTCATGGACACCGAAGCTTTGACAGCTTCTAGATCTTCTAGTGACCAGTATTCAGGCCACACAGGATCCCCGCTTGGCATGATGGCAGGAAACTCTATAACCTTCCACTTATCTGCTTTTGGTTCACTTTGTGCTTTGATGAGCCTTCCTGTAAGATCATCGGTAGCCCATCGAGTCATTACTACACAAATACGACCACCTGGTTGTAAACGCTGTCTGGGTCCTGATGAGTACCACTCGTAAGCCCGATCCATGGCTGAATCAGACATTGAGTCTTGTTCAGTATGTGGATCATCGATAATAAGTAAGTCCG